GCCATCGCGATTGAGGATGGTAATGCGCAACTTCTTCCACCTTCCATCGCGCTTGCTTTCCTTAGCCATCAGCATCCTCGCATTGGCAACTACCACCATACAGGCTAGGGCATGCCTCGTCATCGTGGCTCATCTAGTGCCATCCCTTACGCTTGAAGTGTTTGAGAGCTGCACATGGGCTGCCATACCTAGCCTCGATGTAACGCACGCCCCATTCTACTTGTTGATATGGATCAGCCTTGGCTAACCATTGGCTTCTACCTTGTGGTATTCCGAAGTGCGAACCATTACGCGCTGAGGGTCTCCAATTACTCTCACGCTCATACAGTTCGAGTATGCATTCAAACTGATCCCAGTCTTTGAGTTGATTATATGCGTGCAGCTTGTAATTCATTGGGTCTTTGGCTGGTCGTGCGTGAGATATATCTGTACTCAGCAAACCTATAAATACGGCTAACAGGCAAATTAGCAAAGACCGGGCCCAATGCTGTGAGCCTTGTGCCGGGCCGTCTATAGTGCCCGGACTGGCACTCAGCATAGCAAGCGAGTCAAGTTTCATGAGCGTAAGCCTCCTAATAATCTCAATATATGGACTGTGATGTTAGTCACATAAACTTATAACTCTGTATAGCTGCCGAAACAGCACCAGAGCCATTGAACATATCAACCACCTCATCGCCTTCTTGGTAACCCATGGCATCGAGCACCCAATGAGTCCACGCTACTGGCTTGCTGCCAGCAAAGTTGCGCCGTGGTGCTGGTGCAACTAGGTAATCGACCATTTGTTTGCCCTTATGTCGGCCCTTGCGTGTATAAGGCACTTTCACGATGACTGGCTCCCACGATTGCGTAATCCTGCTGCCGGATGGAATTGAGGCTGGCTTGATCCACGACAAGACCCGAATTCCATTCTCGCGCCCTGTTTCAATTACGCTGAGATACTGGCTAAGGCTGTGTGATGTGCCAGCAATAGCAAACCCATCAAACTCCGTCAGAAGCCTTTGAGCCAGCAATATATGAGTCTCAGGGTTATCCCATAAATAAGCCTCTGGATGCTCGTCAGCCCGGCCTTTGCCTCGGCCTTTGGCTCTGCCACCTATGCCATACCAACGATGCGCCGACCCCAGATATGGTGGATCAGCAATGCACAGCCTCATGCTGCCAGATCCTTTGGGTAGCACCTTTCACACAGTTCCCGGGCATAGACATAAATCCCACACATCAAACAGCGACTGACTCGCTTATCGTCTGCCATATCCGCTCGCTTTCAATAAATAGACCAAATCAGCCAACCGAATTACGCCAACCCAATCATCCATGGATGCCTCACCCTGCCCATTGAGCCTCATAATGGCCACTCCCATTCCGGTTTCTTTGGCTCTGGCTCTAAGTTGTGCCATAGCAGAAGCAGGATCAAATCCTCGTCTCGCCTTGACCTCAATATCCAGACCCTCAATGCCCAGTATGTCGCTACCACTAGCAGCCATGGACGTAACGTGTGCTCCCTCAAAGCCATGGCGAAGTAGATATTGCGCCACAAGTTTCTCAGTTTCACGTCCTCGCTCCCTTCTGCTCATGCCCACGCCTTCTCGTAATGCTCTTGGCATGCCCAGTTGTAATCCAATGGGTCTTCTTCATGCATCTGAACTCGATAGCCTGCATAACTCACTAGATCAATGCCACACCAGTCACACTTGACTGGGTGCTTGTTTGGCTCGCCTGTGCGATCTATTTCAGCCATTGGCTTTGCCTTCGAATACCCAAGTGCCATTGACCCAGTTGCCCCATTTGGCTGGACATTGCTCAGACTTTGACTTTGCACCACAGACATAGCCCATGTAGGGCTTGCCGGTCTTGCCTGTGCCTTCCTTGCGTAGCATCTGCCCATGGGCGCATGTGAAGCCTTCCACCGTTGCCCCAAGCGACTTCTGCAAGTCAGCAATAAAAGTGTCGTTTTCATCAAACGCTTTGCGTTCAACGTCATCCCAAACGACAGTCACCGGCTCATTGGCCACGGGCTTCTCATCCGGCTTCCATGGGTGCTTGACTACCGGGCTATCGCCTTTTGCCACTTGCTGCATCGAGTCTCGCGTGGCTGTCTTCTCGGCTGCCTTGATAAGCAAGATAGCCCGACCGACTGCGCTGGTAGCCGTGTCCTCGACATACCACCGAGCCATGTTCTTTGGGTAGTCCGTGGCCTTGCCCCGGGCCAAGTTGCTGACGGCCGGATGATCGTCCTTATAATCGCGGAATAACTCGCACCGGACCACAATCTCCTGATCCTGCGCGTTGAAGTACTCGGTCGTTAGCGCAATCCGACCAGCCGGAAAGTTGTCCTGAAACCACCGGTTGAGCGATGCAACGTCCTCATAATTGTCCAAGTTCCATGCCATCTAATTGCTCCTTTCCGAGCGCGTAGTCCAACTGTTGTCGGAATGTCCACACAGACCCATCGTGCCAAACTTGTGCAAAATTGGCGCATTCTTGGCAGTAGTGGCGTGTCCTTCCTTTGTGCTTCTGTGTCTCAGAGACCACCTGCCAGATGGCAGGGGTCTGTTGTCGTATGTGACCCTTAGGGTAGGCGAGTCGGCAGACATCGCACCAGATCGACTTGGTCTGGAGTTTCCTAATAGGCATCGAACTCGGTGGGGTCGGTAGTTGCCAGTTGCGCTGCAAGGGCCAGATAAGCGACTCCATCCGTATAACCGTCTCGTCCACGGTGACCCGGCGTTTCTGCAATCCGGCTGACCTTGACCAAAGCCATACATACTGCGACCTGATCCGGCGTGATTGGTATATCCAGATAAGCAGACCATAACTTTGAGATCCTAAGGTGATTCGTCCATGGATGCCCATAGACCGATCCTCTTTGGCCTCGAATATCATCGGCTTCTTTCAATATTTCGTGCGCTGTAATCGTTTTGGGCAAGTCGCTTTCCATCCTTGAATCCTTTCCAGTACCAGTTCTCGGTTAGGGCTGTGTAGAGCAATCCCAAGATTGGGATCGCTATAAGTGCAATGATGTAATAGATGGCCAATGGGTCAAAGCCGATGGCGGTCATGGCAACCACATCCAGTCGGTCTTTTCAACCATTTCTGCGCAATGCCAACATTGCAAAGCAGACCATGCGAAGTGATAGACCTTCACAACGTGATTGCACTTAGGGCACAGCAAATCTTTGCCGATATACCCTGCTCGGGTATATCGATTGACTTTGATACCGTTCATTTGAGGCTCCTTTGCCGGGGGTTTGACCGGCAGGGCCTACCATACGCCTCAGACTCCCTAATAACCCCTAGGCTTTGATAACGATTTCATAACGAAATCTGAGGCGGCATCCCAATCGTCAATATGGTCATCGATGCTCCGGGTAATCGGCACGATGGTCTCAATCATCGGTATCGCTTGCCCTCAAACACGAATGATCCGTCCGGGTTCATGGGTACTAGGACTGGGTAGAAGCGTGAACCCTCAAGGTAGCCCACCACGAACCCGGGCTGCCAGTTGGCGTAGCCACGCGTGTAGCCCATGCCGGGGCTAGTCAAGTCCACCATATTGCCCACTTCCACACCCCACAGGATTCGCCCATAGTTGCCTTTATAGGCTTCAGAATGGCTTGAGAGTCCTAATCTATGGGTATGGCCCTGAACGACGCTCTTACCGGCCCTCAAAGCCGAATTTAGGGCACTCTGGCCGGGCTTATTGGACAAGGGTGCAGTATCGCCATGGATGGCTATCCAACCCGGGGCAAAGCCGACCCCTTGAGGATGATAGGCAATGCCCATCTTGTCGTATCCCATGAATCGGTGGTAGGCCATTTCAGGCAGTTTGGTAAAGGCCGGAAGTCGGTTCATCAGGCTCTTATAGACCCTAGCCCCATGATTGCTACCGACCACATCGGTTACGCCGAGTTGCTCCAAGATCTCTTGAGTCCATGCCCGGTCATCATCGATGTTGCCCATAGCCTCTTCCAGCACGTTTGCGCCGTTGCGCAGCTGCGGAAGGTCGATCTCGTCACCGATCTGAATGGTGCGATGAGGCTTCCATTTAGCAAGAAAGCGAGCCATGGAGTTCACCATTGGCTCGCTGTGAAAGGGCACTTGCAGATCTGGTACGAAGGCTAGCCTTTTTATGCTAATCGTCTTCTTCTTCCTCGTCCTCATCAAACTCGTCAGGCCGTGGGGCTACCCACTCAGGCAATCGCTGATCCACTAGCCAGCCCTGAATGGTCGCATCGTCAAAGCCTGCTCGCCTCATGGACTCGGCAACCTCATAGAGGCTGATGGCCCATGCATCGAGTTTGGTGATTTCCTTGGTGCGCTTAGCGGCTCGCTCTTTTGCTCTTAGGCTTGCGAGTTTTTGCGCCTTGGTCTTTCGCTTTGCCACGGTGCGCACCTCCTTGGGTCATAAGTGTCGCATAGATCTCTGACTGTCTAGCGGTCAAAACGCCGATCTCTATCTCTAATTTGTCCATCCGAGCGAACATCTGGTTGCCGAGTTCCAGCACAAACTGGTGAACCGTCCATCTCAACGCGGCTACAAACGCACCAGCGATCGCGATCAGACCAGCAATCAGTCCGACCCATTCCTCCGGACTCACCTCTTATAGGGCTTGGCGTATCCAAAGAGACCGGAGACAACAGCCCAAAGAATCGCCCGGTAATCTAACTCAAAGTTGGTCGCTGCCCATGCTGAGAGGAATGCTCCCACGGCCAGCACAATCGGGTGTTTGAGTGAATCAGGCATCGCTTCCTCCTAGTAGTGGCACGTTGAACCTACGGCCGTCTTGGTCACCCTTCTTGGTGAAACTTATGTGTATGTGATGGTCATGAGGATTTCCAGAAAACCTTCTCCATCGTAGGCCACTCCGTCTAGATGCAATCTGCCCCTTGTGGATGATGTAGGAGATACGCCGGTCACGTTTTGCAGCAAGTCGAAGTTGATCTGCCAGATACCACGACTCGTCACGAAATCCCAAGTCAGCATCAACATCGATGGCACGAACCCAGCCCTGAGCATCCGGGTTGTGGTCAGACTTACGATTGCTGTGTCTTGCATCGCCGATCCACCCATCGGACTTTCTATCGCGTGAGGGATATGCATCGTC